CTTTCAAACTCGATCTCGATACTTTTAAATGGTAGTGCGTTGCGAGTGCAAATCTCGTGGCGGTTGTGTCCGTCAATAAGAATTTCACCCCATAGAACCAACGGATCTCTGCATCCGTCCTTGATGATGTTGGCTTCGAGTTGCGCGAGTTCTTCCGTGGATAGTGGCGGAATGAGTGCCTTGAATTCAGGGTCTATTTGTATGTGCATAATTATAATTTTTCTGGTGTTTCTCCAAACTTAATAAAATAAACAGCGGCTTCATATAAAGCATGCTCTCCGCTTTCTGTTCTTCCGTCTTGCAGCATTTTAATTCCTGCATCCAGTGCATTCAGGGCGACAAGGAAAATCTCATCTTTGCCAATATCTTCAGGTGTTGCAAACCCTCCCATACGGTCTGCCTCATTCATCTTGTGAACACGATGATATGCCTCATCTAGCTTTTGTATCTGTAGTTTCATAATTTATTAAAAAGAAATCCCGCAATACAACCATGTGAGAATAGGCCAACAGCGAGCCGGATGGAAGTATTGCGGGAAAAAGTTGGTTTCATTTGCTGTATTGAACGGCTTCTCACAGCCGGGTTGAATTTAGTCTAAGATTTCAGCCTTGTCAAATACCTTTGCAAAGTCTCCTCAGCCTCTTCTTCAATCCACCGCGTGGCCTGAGTAACAACCTCGACCCACTTGCCGTCTATCTGAACTTCCCAGTCCCACCGGTAGCAGTCGTCTTGGTGGTTGGGCCAGCACCGGAGCGGATACCCGCGCCATTGCATTTGGTTATTCATCTTGTCCTGATAGGAATTGGCGGAGCGCCTTGTTTTCTTTAAGGAGTCTGTTGTTCTCTTCGGTGAGCGACTCGACGCGAATGTTTAATAACTCTACGAGTAATTCAAGATCAGCCATCTGTTCTTTAACAAGTCTTGTGAGATTTAGTAGTTTTTTGATGCCGTCGAACATAATCTGAGATTCTTTCTAAGTGTTGTTCCGCGAGTGCTCTCCCCTCCGGCGTGTCGTCGTATGTATGTTGGTAGACCGGTAGCGGGTCGCCCCGTTCGAGACGTAGGCCAACAGGACAGTCATTCATGCAAATACACAACCGGAGAGAGAGAGTTCCGTTCATTTATTAAAACGGAATGTCGTCAGTTTCGTCAGCGGGTTGAGCAACGAAGCCGTTGCTTTTGGCAACGATATGCTTGTCAGTTTTGGCCGCTGGCTTGCGCCGGTTGCCTAGCCACTTTGTTTTCTCATCGCCGAATAACCATCTTTCGATGCAGTTGAACTGGTGATCTGGGTTGGTCTGTCCTGCTTCGACGCCGATAAGACAGACTCCCTTTTCGCCTATTAGGTCTTCCGCTTCTACGGTTACGTCTTCGCCTGGGACTACGGCGCGACCGATGCTCGAAAGCACTTGGTCAACCTTCCACGCCGCCTTGGGCGTAAAGGTTAAGTGCTCCCACATTTTCGGCCCCTCGATGCCGCTTTCAAGGATGACTTGAACGTCGAGCTTGATCGTCGGGTTTCCAGCTTGGGAAGTCTTCTCGACGGCCTTGATTATTTCCACTTCGTAGGTTCCCGGCTCTACGAAGTAGATGGCTGCTTGTTTTGGTTCGCTTGCTTTATATGTTGGCATTTGTATTTTCTATTTTATTTTTGTTTGGCGTAACTGCGTTGTCGGTGATCCCGCCTTGATCGCCGTTTGGTCTGGCTCCACGCCGTTATTGGCGCAGAGTTCCAGATAACTCTTTTCTGATAGCTTACCGCCCATTGCTAAGATCAATGTCTCTTTTGTGATGTTTTGGCTTGCTTTGGCTATTGCTTCTGTTTCCACAAATTTCCTTCCGCTCATGCTGGTTAGTTTCCATCCGGGAACTTCGTCTCCGTTTTCGAGTCTCGTCTTGAGATGACCGAGCACCGGCTCGGCGATCTCCTTTTCTGCGAGCTTCCACTCTTTCGCGAACGCTCCCATCGACTCCGCTGTTGCGAGTATACGCTGGCGGATCGCTTCAATGCTGTTTCCGTTGATGTCTGGGATGAGAGCGATAGCACTCTCAGCCTGTCGCACGATGGCGTGGCAGTTGTTGTAATGCTTACACCAGCTGCAATACTCGCAAGGCGTGGGCTTCGCATCCGCACTTGTTGCGCGGTCGATAACTCGTTGCGTGCCTTGCTTGGCTTCCTCGTATGTGAAGTCATAACTACGGATGAGCTTTTGATCGACGTATATGACGTGAGCAGTCCATGACGTGTCGAAGTTGTCCTCCATGCACGCCAGACTGTAGGCCGCGAGCTGCTCGCGATAGTTCCGCACTTGGCCCGTTTTGATATCAGCAACCCATTTTTGCTCTTTACATACGGCGTCCGCCGTTCCGAGTTTGGATAGCCCAGGAACTGCCATTGCAAGATACTCTTCGCGGGTCTCGATGAACGAATGCCTCGCGAGTCGCTTGAGTTGTTTGACCCCGAAGTCAATGGGACTAAAATCAAACCCGACGACGTTCGCCATAGGCTCAAGTTCATTCCCTGCTATCAAGTTACGGATCGCAACGTCTACCGCTGTGCCGCGCTCCGCTGCCGCACTTGTGCCGCTTGCGCCCTCAAAGAGAGCGCATTCGGCAAGTTTGGGAAGCGTTGAGGGTGATATTTCTTTACTCATTTTATTTTAAATATTTAAGGTATAAGTTCCGTTGCAAATAATGGGTAGTATTTGTCACGAGTTCGCCTTCCTCCATTCGACCGCTGTGTTAATGAATTGATCCACCCGAAGCGCAACGCGGTGTAGGTATTCCGGCGCGCAGTCGCGCCAAGTCTGTTCGCTCGTTAGCACTCCGCGAGCAATTAGGAACTGATTCACCGCGCCTTCGTGCTCTGCGAGCCGTGCCTGCCAGCCTACCATTTCGTTGGCGTCAACAATATGATCGGGCTGTTTAGTTGCAACAACTTCGAACAGGTGCGCGACCGATGCCCATTCGAGCGGGAGTTCTTCCGCAAGGCCGCTGCGGGTCTTTGCATCGTAGGCTGCCGAGTGGGTGGTGAGGATGATGCGCTCCTTGCCCCCGATTCCTTTTCCTTTGCCGGAGTCGGTAGTGCTTACCTTAGTCTTAAACCTTAAGAACCAAAGCTCGTCGGCAAACTCTTTCAAGAGTGGCGCTGATTGTTTGCTCAGTTTCAGCTCGTAGCGGTCGTATGCTGCCAAGGCGTCTGGAGCCTCGAAGCGGACGATTTTGGAGTGAGCGATCATCACCACGTTCTTGCCGGCGTCAATGAGTTGATCGACAGATGACAGGAACCGGCTCATTCTTTCCGCAACCATAACCCACCCCTTACCGAAGCCAAAGTCTTCGATGCTGGTCTTTTTGGTGCTGGCGAGTAGGTCTTCAACGCATAGGCGCTCCGCCCAGTCTGCCGAGTCGATGACGATGGTTTTGTAGTCGGTCGCCTTGGCTTCTGTTAACGCATCCGTTAATTGTTTCCAGTTGCTGATCTCGCATCGGTCAACGTCCAAGTGCGATGTTCCACCCTCGATGTCCAAGAATAGCGGCCTAGGGAATTTGGCCGCGAATGTGCTTTTGCCTACGGATTCGACGCCGTAGATGACTACGCGCTGGGCGCGCTGTTGTTTTCCTTTTGTTATTTTCATTTTCTATTTTCCTTTTTGTTGTGCTGCGTAAACGGCCACAGCGAGTGCCGCCCAAGAATGGGATTTTATGCCGTATGTTGGCCCCGGCTGGGCCTTTGTTCCCTGTGGCCCGATGAGATCGAGCAAGGCTTGGCGAATGTTCGCGTCCTTGGCTCGCATCGTTCCACATAGAAAAAGTTTAATATCCTTCCGAAAGATCAACTCGACGTCCACCCGTGCCACTTCGATGAAGCGCCCGATCCACACGCACGTTTCAAATGTGCTGGAGCCTACCGCCATGCCGTAAGATGCGATCATCTCGCAAGCAACGCGGTCATACTCGCGACCGATAAGAATCTGGCGGATCTCGGCATTGGGAAGGTGGCCGTGATCAAGTATCTTTCCTTGGTCGAGTTGAATAAAAGCGGTGTGTGTTGTCCCCGGATCTAATGCCAATATCATATTTTAATGCTCTAGTTTTAATTTTGTCTGCCGGAAGGGCGAGAACGTCGCAAATGCCTTGAAATGCTTTTGATCTGATGAAATGAATTGCCGACTCTCGGTCAAGTTCTTGCGCCTCGTTTAGTTGTTTGCTCAAAAAGACCTTCTCGCATTTTATGTCGTAAACCGCCTGATGTATCATCCCGCAAAGGATATTGCGGGTAAATTGGCATTCCGCGTCATGTAGTTCTTCGGCTGTCACTAGCGGCGCTCCCGTTTGATCTGGCGATTCATCCACCAGCGGCGGGTCTGCTCAGACTCGCAGGTGGCTTTTATGTTTCCTATTAGGTATCCACCTATGAACGAGCAGATCATGCAGGTGGCGAAGATGGCCAAGAATGTGAGTGGTTCCATATATTTAGTTTCTATTAAATTGTTGAATATGTTTTTTGATAATACTTCATCTTTGTCGGAATGTAGTTCGCTCTCTCGATTAAATGCTCATCGCGCAATACCGTCTTAGAAAGATTTAGCATAAGATCAGAAATGCTTTGCGCTTGCTTTGTCAGCTCAACGATTGCGGCTGGATATTGTTTTAAAGACTCAGGCTTTGTACCACCGGTAACGCTGCTCATCCACCAATAGAATGTATCGACTTGATCCTTGAGTTTCTTTTTCGTTGTTTTCATTTTTGGTTTTCTGTTTTGGTTTCTGTCGTTCGGGTTCGTCCCGTTCGATGTGCAAACCCTCAACCATTTCCGCAAAGATGAAAAGAAAAATTTTCGCGAAGTGCGAAAATAAATCTGGGGAAAAGTCTTTACAAATGAGCGCAACCAATGCTGGAGCGGATCTGTGGGCTTATTTTAGTTCTGGAATATTTCTGGAATTACGCTCCGCCCATATCCAAGAGCGTATCGATTCCATCGATTCGACGTCCAGATTTGCAAATTCTCCGCACTGGTGTTTCAACGCCGAGCGAAGCTCGGAGTCGAGCGCGTCGAGAAGAATTAAAACGTCAAGTGCCTTACAAGCAACCTCATGCTCGTATCGTTCGGAGTCATCGAATTCTAGGATTAATTTCATGCGAGAACGTCTATTTTTTTTGAAACTCTAGTGCGGAGGATGGCGAGCATTTCCCGCTCGGTCATTCCTTTCGCCCAATGCGGACGAAGCTGATAGTGCGGCTCGTCAACGAATTTCCAGTCGCCGCCCCATTCAAGGCCGAGGCTCTTGCCGAGCGTGCCTAGCTCGTTGTAGAGCGGGTGTTCGCCGCAATACT